ATGACGGACCAGTTGTTTTGAAGACATAACTATTTTGGAACGTGGAGGTAGTCACCGCAGAACCAAGGACGCGGTACTGCGTGGCGTTGTTAAAATAGTTAACCGTCGCACCGTTGGTAATTGTGAAACCCATGATACACGCAGCGTCAGCTGATCCACGAGCGCAGTAAGTCAACATGTAAAAATCTCCTGAAGTGAGATTGTTTAACAACAAGTCCTTACCATTAACAGTTACGTCACCTGTAATACCATAATTCTTTATGGTCTGATTGGCGGTGGCACCAAAAGGTGTCGTAGAGGCCACGCCCGTGGAAGCGAACCCATGAATGTACCCTGACCGCACATCAGGGAGACGTGGACCGGTCAACTCAACATCGTAAGTGACCCAAAGTTCGCCGACAACATCGTTAACGGTACTCCCACTGGGTCCACCTACGGTTGCGATGGAAAAATCGCACAAATCGTAAATGTTCCCCACATTTGCGTTCACTCCAGCGGAGGCACCAATATGACGTGTGTAGTACCAGTTCTGAACTTGGTCCTTACACTCCACACCGTAAAGACAATTCTGGTCGGTACGAACAGAGATGGCATTCTCAGTATTTTCCATTTGCGTCTTAGAAACGAAAGGAGGTGCAGACGTGTTGAACTGACACGCCATGACCACAGACCCAAGACTCGATAAGGCGCCAGCCGTGCCAGACCCGACTAAAGGAGATACGGTGGAGATGTACTCAAAGACAAGACCCTTAAAACGGTACTTCTCAAATTGAGTTGCTATCCCAGCGAGATATGGAAACGTTGTGGAGTAATCTGCGTTCACAACAAATTGGCTGGAACGGAAAGCTCCTTGCGCACCACAATAAATATCTCCAATGAATTCACGATGTGTCAACCGTGTAGTCTTATCTCCAAAGGAGATAGTCGCCGGAACACCTCCCTTAATAAGGGAGTTCACTTGCGCATCACCACCAAGGGTGTATTCGCCAGATCCGACAAGTTTTGAAACACGCGCCGCAAGAGCTGAACCTAGCTTGCGACCCGTTTGGGGGACACCTATTTGTCCCCCGAGGTAACCCCCAGCACGGGAGCCACCTTCCATGAGCGCTCTCTTAATCATGTTTTTGATAACAGGACTAGAAGCACTAACAGCCGATTTGAGTGCCTTACCGACACTGGGCTTCGACCTACCCTTTCCATTATTTGATCTGTTAGGAATCCAATTTAGAGTTCTCCCACACAAAGGACCAATTGTGTGGCTCCCCCCAGACATGGCAGTGTCTTATCTTATAACGCTTTGGGACGCACTAAAGCTCTAGCGCCTGTTTCATTCGACCGCAGCCGTGGCAGAAACATGAAAAACTTACCGACTGAACTTGGTTGCCTGCACCTTGCCAAAGGGTGGGTAAATCGCCAAGCTCTCATGGTATAGCCTGAATTGGGCCCGTAGCTCCTACTCCAGATACCATGGAAGGTGTGATAACAGTTTGCTCTTCACGCCGTTTCATTGTCCACTCAATTAAGTGCAGACTCAACGCCGTTGATCACCTCTACGGTGTAAAACCCTGTTATCTCAAGTCGCGTACCATCAATAAAGGTGACACACTACCAGCACGCCCGTCG